GAAAGTGGTTTATCAATATCATCAGTCTTTTCACCCGATAGTAGAGCAGAAACGGTAAGAATATTCACAACAGGTAATTCATCATTACCAAGTGGGTTAGGAAGTGCAACAGACTTTATCAGAGGTGTATCAACCGGAACCGGTAATCAAGCACAAGACTTAGAATTTACAAATACTTTTGGTGGTAATACTTTTTATGTAATGAGAGGTGGTGGTGAACCAACTTCTTCAAGAGATGACAAAGCACTATTATCGGTTTCTAATGCAAATTCAACTTACAATTTAAAATCATTTAGGGTAAGTGGTAGTCAATCATCATCTTTATCAGCAAGTCAAGGACAAGTTTATCAACCAACTTTAGAAACTGATAGAAGAATAATGAGCCAATCAGTTCAAGTAAAATTAAACGGATTAGAATTATCATCAGCTGATAATCAAATAGGATTTTCAAGTGGATTTGATTATTTTGTTTCAAGTTCTTTAAAAGAAGTAGTGATTAGAAAAAGACAATCAGATAATTCAGGATTTACAATAAAAAATACAGATTTTGTAACTATTATATTTCAAAGTGAGATAACATAATGACACAAAGAGAAATAGACAAAAGAACCGGTTTAAAAGGAAGAACAAGACAATTTACATTTCCAGTAAGTGAATCTAAGTTTTCCGGTGATAGAGTTATGTTTAATGATACCGGAAGTATAACATTAGGTTATTCTTTTGATAATAAAAATGGTATTCCAACCGTAGATACAGACTTAATTCACTTGTCGAGTGCCAACGAAAGATATTATCAACATCAAGAACATTTTGTATTTTCGGATAGAAGTAATTCAACCACTACATATAATGAATTTACACCAACAATAGCTGACAATTATCGTATCAGAAATGGGTCATTACGAATATTTATTAATGGTATTGAACAATTCTCTAATACTGACCAAACAGCGTCAGCATCAGCAGATTTTTTCATAGATACAACACAAACAAAGTTTAGGGTTCACAAATTAACATTTGATAATTTTGGAATGGAATTAAAAAGTGGTTCAATAATATTAGAAGGAGATAGTGGTTTTTTACCACCCACCACAACAGGAGACGGAAGTGAGTCTTCTATAAAAATTAGTTTTCAAAGAGAGGCGTCAGTATGAGTTTAATTGATTTAACAACACAAGCACAAGCACCACAATCAGGTGGTTTAACTTTACAAAGTTCAGCCGCTACTAGTTCATTAACAGGATTATACACATTAGAATTTGACAATGTTAATGTGGATAACATTGGAACCGGTAGTTTAAACATTGGAACAGCCAACACATTAACAGCCGGTAAAATAAAAATAGCTCACCCAACTGACCCAGTAATTCAAGATGCTAATGACAACACCGTAATAGAAGTATTGACTAGTGGAGTTCCAAGTGGTAGTGTAAAAATATACGGAGATTTAATTGTTCAAGGTTCTTCATCATTTCAAAATGTCAATACATTTGCAGTAGAAGACCCTATTATAGATTTAAATTTTACCGGTTCAACAGCTTTATCATCAACAGATTCCGGATTAAGAGTTGGTAGAGCCGGTTCAACAAACGCACAATTAGTATTTGACCATAGTGAAACTAGATGGGCTATAGATAATGCCGCTGGAAGTAATATAAATATAGTTGGAACATCAACAACAGATACATTAACCAATAAAACAATCACTAGTTTAGCAACTTCAACAATGGGTTCAGCCGCTAATTTAACTTTTAGTGGAGACGGAGAGGTATTGGGATTACCAGCTAATCCATCAGCTCAAGGTTCAGCAGTTTCAAAAGCCTATGTAAACGCTCAATTAACCGGAAGTGTAAGTTCATCAGGAACAGATTATTTAAGAAAGAATTTTGTAAAAGTAGCCGCAGGAATAAGTGGTTCATCAACAGCAAGTTTTGAAGCAGTTACAGCATCAGCTCCAACCGGTATGACATCAACATCAGAAAATGATTTTATATTCTTTATGAACGGACAATATATGGAACATAATGCATTAGAAGTAGAACAAAGTGGTTCATCATTTTTATTAAAAGTTGATGTTAGTGGTATTGGATACAATTTAGAATCAGATGATGAAATTATCGCACACGGAAAGTTTAACTCATAATGGCCGATTTAAAAAGAAAGCAGTTAAGACAATTTTTATCAGGTTCGTTTAATATAACGGGTTCGTTAAATGTAACGGGTTCAATTGAATTTGACAAAAATGTTAGTGGTTCAATTACTTCTACTGGTTCATTTAGTAGATTACAAAGTGATACAATATCCGTAACACACTCACCATTTGCAAGTGGTTCTGAAGTTCAAACAATTATGGATGCAACTGGTTCATATGCATCAGCATCAACAACTTATCTTATGGAATCACAAACTGGAAGTTTTGCAACAGGTTCTGATGTTCAAGGAATTTTAGATACTTATGTTAGACAATCAGAATCAAGTTCGTTTGCTTCAGGTTCTGATGTAAATCAAATACTTGCTGAAAGTTCA